CGGTTTGCACCTGTCTGCACGCGGTATGCGCGCCGATGAGGGGCGCGATTTCCCTGCAAATACAGGCTGGAAAAAATCGTTCGACGCATCCCACTCGTGGGACGTCCGCATACCACGAAACTGGCATCACCGCTCCGGACAGGCAAACACCGGAGAGGTCGATGACCGAACACTTCCTGAACCAGGCCCGGCTCGCAGACCGCTGGCAGATCAGTCCCCGCACGCTGGAGCGCTGGCGCTGGCAGGGCGAGGGGCCGGCCTTCGTGAAGATCGGCGGCCGCGTCGTCTATCGGCTCGAGGAGATCGAGGCCTACGAGAGCAGCCGGCGTTGCGCGAGCACCTCGCAGAGCACCGCGCTGCGGCGGGCGGAATGACGATGGCGCGGCTCGCCTCGGATCCGCGCATGGCAGCGCCCTGCGGCCGGGTCACCAGCGCCCCGATCAACGAGATCGGCTTCTGCGCCTGGGTGGCGCAGGCCGAACCAGGCGCGGCGCTCATCTATCACTGCGGCTTCCTCGTGGTCGATACCGACAGGCTGCTCTCGAAGCTCTCCGTCGAGGCGCGCGGTGCGCTGCGCCTGCTGGGTGATGCGGCGATGCGCGCGGCCGAAGAGGGCCTCGTGCACCTCGTTCAGGTGCGGCTGTCCACCAACCGCTTTGCCTACATCGCCATCGCCCGGCCGAAGCCGAAAGGCGCGACCGCATCCCTCGCGTCCCTGCTGCTCGAAGCGCAGGCCGCGTGATCGCCCAATCCATCCAGACACCGACGAGGAGACAACCGTGCCCTATCCCGACAACACGCCCGGCATCGACGATCTGCTGAAGCTGCCCGCGGGCGAACTGGCCCGGCTGCCGGTCGAGGTGCTGGCCGTCCTGCAGCGCGAGATCGACGCAGCGGCAAGGCAGATGAAGGCGGTGACCGCGCGCTTCGACAGCGCGCTCGAGCTTCGCTACGCGACCCGCGCCGCGGAGGCGCGCCGCGCCAGCGGGAAGGACACCGGCACGGTGCGGCTGGTCGACGGCGATTTCACGGTGGTTGCCGATCTGCCCAAGCGGATCGACTGGGACCAGGAGAAGCTTGCCAGGATGGCTGCCAGCATCGCCGCCTCCGGTGATGACCCGGCCGAGTTCATCGACACCACGCTGAAGGTCTCCGAGCGCCGGTACGCGGCGCTGCCCGAGGCGTGGCGCAAGGGGTTCGAGCCCGCCCGAACCGTGAAGACCGGTACGCTGAAGGTGACCATCGCGCCGAACGAGGCCGCGCAGTGACGGTGCTCGCGCCGATCTCCAACGCATCCGCCTGCGCCCGGTGCGCCGCGGTGACGAATACGACGCCGCGCAGGCGCGGTCGAAGGTCCAGCGCCGAGGTGGGCAGATGCCGAGGGATGTTGCAAACGCCAACATCCCTGCGGTGGCCGACCTCGGCCTGCGCCGCGACCAGATCCACGACACCCGCCAGAGGCCAATCGTCTCGACGCGCTGTTTGCGGCGGTCACCGCCGACACTGTGCACATCGAAACACCGCACCTCACGCACACCCTTTCAGCCCAAGGAGCAACTTGATGGCCGTTTCTCTTTCATCCCTGCAAACGACCTCGGCCCTGACGCCTCCACGCATCCTGATGCATGGCGTTGCCGGTGTCGGCAAATCCACCTTCGCGGCTGATGCGAACAGGCCCGTGTTCGTCATGACCGAAGATGGCCTTGGCAAATTGCAGGTTCCGCATTTTCCGTTGGCGACCAGCTATGCCGAAGTGGCCGAGGCGCTCGATGCGCTTCTGGAGGAAGATCACGACTTTGGAACCGTCGTCGTTGACAGCGTCGACTGGCTCGAGCCGCTGATCTGGGCGGAAGCCTGCAAGCGCAACGGCTGGCAGTCGATCGAGACTCCGGGCTTCGGCAAGGGCTATGCCGAGGCGCTGACGATCTGGCGCGAATATCTCGACAAGCTGAACGCACTGCGTGATCGGAAGGGCGTCGTGATCATTCAGATCGCCCATACCGACATCAAGCGTTTCGACAGCCCCGAGCACGAACCCTACGACCGGTATGTGATCAAGCTGCAGACCCGGGCCTCGGCGCTGCTGCAGGAACACTCCGATATCGTGCTCTTCGCCAACTACCAGATCTCGGTCGCCAAATCCGACGTCGGCTTCAACAAGAAGGTGACCCGGGCGCTCGGCTCCGGCGCACGCGTCATGCACACCGAAGAGCGCCCCGCCTTCCTCGCCAAGAACCGCTACGGCCTGCCGGACACCCTGCCACTCCAGTGGTCGGAATTCCTCGCAGCCATGCCCCAATCCGAATGACCCGCCTGAAAGGACACGACCATGGCACGTTTCGACACGTCCTTTGACGCCACCAGCGTCGAACCCACCACCGCCTACGAGCTGTTGCCTGCTGGCAAGTACCGCGCCCAGATCGTCGAGAGCGAGATGCGCGTCACGAAAAACGGGATGGGCCAGTTTCTCTGGCTGATGCTCGACATCCTCGATGGCGAATACAAGGGACGGAAGATCTTTGACCAGCTGAATCTGGTGAACCCGAACCCGACCACCGTGGAAATCGCGCAGCGCACGCTGTCGGCGCTCTGCCACGCGACGGGCAGGATGCATGTCAGCGACAGCGAGGAGCTGCACCTGATCCCGATGACGATCCAGGTGAAGATCAAGCCGCCGAAGAACGGCTACGGCGAGAGCAACGCCATCGCTTACTTGCCCCCTGAACGCGGGGCAGCTTCGACACGCGCCGCCAAGCCTGCGGTAACCTCCGCAGCGTCGCCCGCCGTGCAGACCACTGCGCCCGTCAAGATGGCCGCTGCGCCCTGGAACAAGAAGGGCTGATCTGCCGCGCCACCCTGTCCTCCTGACGGACGGGGCGGTGCGCAACCCCATCTGAGGAAACTCCCATGACTGACCTTGCCAACGCGGCCCCCGCGGCCGTGATCCATCCCGGCTTGCCTGCCGACCAGCGCCGGATGATCGACCTCGATGACGCCATTGCCAAGATCCGCACCCAGATCGCAACCGCCGATCTGGCGCGTCAGCGGGGCCACAAGCCCATCGACCCGGACTGGTTTCACCGGGCCCGAACCGCCTTGCGCCATCTAAGCCGCGAGCGCGCCGAATTGCTTGCCAAGGGGACAGGTCGCCGCCGCCGCGAGAAGCTGAAGGATGCCCTGATCGGCGTGCTGCGCGAACGCCACGACCCGGACACTTGGAACGGCATTCTGGCCGAGGCACAGGCCCGCAGCGAACGGGAGTGTCTGTGATGGCCGATCTTCCTGCCGCCCCGACGCCCACACTGATGGCGATCCATGCCGATTACGAGGCCCGCCAGGGAGATGGCTTTCGCGATCATCTTGGCGCGTCAATCATCGGCAGATCCTGCGCCCGGGCGCTCTGGTATGATTTCCGCTGGGTGACACCGTCCCATCATTCCGGACGCCTGCTGCGTCTTTTCGAGACCGGGCAGCTGGAAGAGGATCGACTGGTCCGCAACCTGCGCGCCACCGGTGCCACTGTGCTCGAAGTCGATCCCGATACTGGTCGCCAGTTTCGCGTCGAGGCCCATGGCGGGCATTTCGGGGGCTCGCTCGACGGGGTCGCCATCGGGCTGCTGGAAGCGCCGAAGACCTGGCATGTGCTGGAGTTCAAGACGCACTCGGCCAGGAGCTTTGCCGATCTGACTGCCAAAGGGGTGGTGGCATCCAAGCCCCAGCATGCCGCGCAGATGCAGGTCTACATGCACCTGACGGGCATCACGCGCGCCTTCTATGTCGCCGTCTGCAAGGACACCGATACACTGCATAGCGAGCGCATCGAGGCCGACGGCGCGATGGCCGAACGCCTGCTCGAAAAAGCCGGTCGGGTCATCTTCGCCCAGCATCCCCCGGCACGGATCAGCGAGGACCCGACCTGGTTCGAGTGCCGGTTCTGCGATCACCACGGTGCCTGCCATGAGGGCGGTGGTGCGGCCCTGACCTGTCGTTCCTGCCTGCATGCAACCCCAATTGACGGCGGCTGGCACTGCGCCCGCCACGACAGGATGCTGGCACCTGCCGAGCAGCGCGCGGCCTGCATCCGCCATCTCTTCATCCCGGATCTTGTGCCGGGCGAGGTCATCGATGCGGGCGACGATGTCGTCACATACCGCATGGCCGATGGCTCGACCTGGGCAAACGACGCCGGCACTGCGGAGGCTGCCGCATGCTGACCCTGCGCCCCTATCAAAAGGCTGCGATCGGATCGATCTACGGCTATTTCCAGAACCATAAGGGCAATCCGCTGGTGGTCATTCCGACTGCGGGCGGCAAGTCGCTGGTCATGGCCGCCTTCATCGAAGGCGTGCTGAAGACCTGGCCTGATCAGCGCATCCTGATCGTCACCCATGTCCGTGAGCTGATCGCCCAGAACCATGCCGAGATGATCGGGCTCTGGCCCGAGGCCCCGGCCGGCATCTATTCAGCGGGCCTTGGCAAGCGCGAGGCGCGGGCCCGCGTTCTCTTTGCGGGCATCCAGTCCATCCACCGACGCGCCCATGAGGTGGGCCATACGGATCTGGTGCTGATCGACGAGGCCCATCTGATCCCGGGCAACTCGAGCACGATGTATCGGCGCTTCCTCGACGGGCTGGCGCAGATCAATCCGGCGCTCAAGGTGATCGGTCTCACCGCCACGCCGTTCCGGCTCGAGAGCGGCATGCTGCATGAAGGCAGTTCGGCGCTCTTCACCGACATCGCCTATGAGGCGCCCGTGCGAGAGCTGATTGATGCGGGCTATCTCAGCCCTCTGGTCTCGAAACTGCCCGCGACCCGGCTCGACGTGTCAAGGGTGGGCACCCGCGCAGGCGATTTCATTGCGCGCGATCTCGCGGCGGCTGTCGACAAGGAAGCCATCACCCGCGCGGCAGTTACCGAGATCATCGAACACGGGGCCGAGCGGAAATCCTGGCTGGCCTTCTGTTCGGGCGTCGAGCACGCGCGCCATGTGGCTGAAGAGTTCGGCCGCCAGGGGATCAGCTGCGGCACGATCTTCGGCGACACGCCCAAGGAAGAGCGGGATGCGATCATCGCCGCCTTCAAGCGTGGCGACATCCGCGCGCTGGCCTCGATGGGGGTGCTGACCACCGGCTTCAACGCGCCGGGCGTCGATCTGATCGCGCTGCTGCGCCCCACGAAATCCGCCGGGCTCTATGTGCAGATGGTCGGCAGGGGCACGCGCCTTGCGCCTGGCAAGGAAAACTGCCTGGTTCTCGACTTTGCCGGAAATGTCCGCCGCCACGGGCCCATCGATCTGGTGCGCCCGAAGCGCCCCGGCGAGGCTGGCGGCGGCGAGCCGCCGACCAAGGTCTGCCCGATGTGCGAGAGCATCGTGGCACTCTCGGCGACGGAATGCCCGGACTGCGGATACGTCTTCCCGGCCCGCGAGGTGAGAATCGCCCCAACCGCCGCCACGCTGCCGATCCTCTCCCCGAAGACACCGCAATGGCTGCAGGTCTCAGGGGTTTCCTACAGCCGCCACGACAAGCTGGGCGGGCTGCCTTCGCTCAAGGTGACCTACAGCTGCGGTCTCACATCCTACAGCGAATGGGTCTGCATCGAGCATCAGGGGTACGCGCGCCAGAAGGCGGCGGAATGGTGGCGCAAGCGCGCGCCGGGCTGCCCTGTGCCGCTCAGCGTTGATGAAGCCATCGCGCAAACGGCACGGCTTGCGCGCCCCAGCGACATCTCGGTTCGCCCCTCGGGCAGGTACTTTGAAATCTCTGCCTACAGGTTCGCCTCATGCGTCCATCCCACTCCGGCCTCTGCGCCGTCTGCCACCGGCAACCTCGCGGCTTTGGCTGGTTCGACGCCGGTTATCGGATCGCTGACGCGCGGCGCGACGCAAGCCGCAAGCACCTCTGCAGCCGCGTCTGCCAGGACCTCTGCCATGGGAGGAAGGGCATGATCGATCCGACCCCCAATGAAGCCGAGGCGATGACGGTCGGCGGCAGTCAA